TGATGCCATATGGCGGGTCAGTGATGATCGCGTCCACACTTTCAGCCTCCATCTGGCGGAGGATGGTTAAGCTGTCCGCGTGAATGATCGTGTTTTCCTGTGGCTTCATATGCATCCCCTTTCTTAGTAGGCTCCGCGCCCAAAGCCCAAAGTGCGGGCGATAACGGATTTATAATCAGTTTTTGAACCGATCTTAACATCAAGTGCAAGCTTAACCATCATTTGCAAGCCGTCCGGGCCGTCGTCGTTCTTTCCCATCGGATACTCTGTCATTTGTTTTAAGAGTGTCTTATGCTTTTTACTGAACTTGATATAGCCGTTTTTCACGAAAGGCTGCAGGCTCTGAATACGGGCGTCCTTATTCTGAACGCTGTTAATCTCCACGATTGGGAGGTATTCGCCGACCTCTGCGGATTTCTGCCGCATAATTTCAGCAAAGTAATATTGAAACTGTACAGTCTCGACGCCAAACTGGTAATAGGGCCTTTTGTAATCCCGCTTTAAGCGGCGGCTGTTCTCTATTGCATCGGCGATGATCTGGTCGGGCTTACGCTTGTCAATGTCGGCTATGACAATATACATATATCCCGTCTTTAAATCCTTTGCCAGAGCCCCAATAAACGAGGTATCCGACTTTTTGTTCTTACCGAGTGACGGGTCATTCGAACCGATAAAGACAAAACGCGGGTCAGAAAAATCAGGCGGTACCTTTCCGTCATCATCATAGAAGTCAAACCATTCCTCCTGGAAAGTGCAGTTCTCCGGGTCGATCGGATCGTTCTGGATTTCCGAGTTAAAGCTCGCCTCTCCCTCTGAAACACGGATAACCATAAGGTCATAATAACTTAGCTTTGCTTCCCAAAGGACAGCAGTGCCTTCCAGCATGGCCTCCTTGTTCTGTTCAAAGAAGTCCGCCGCGTCTTCCTGCCTTGCGTCGTTCTCCAGGTCGGTATAAATAACCTCCCATGCGTCCCAAAGAGCGGTATTCCTGGCAAAACTGATAACGCCCTGATACTTGACCGTCTTATAGCTGGGGTTCTTTGCCACATTCGCCAGGAGCGCATCAAAGTGAAGCAGGGTGCCGATGTAAACAATATCCGTGTAGGTGTCGCCCGCCTTCGATACGGCCTTATAGAACCAGTTACGGAGTTTCTTTCGTTGCTCTGGCGTATTGACGTTCTCATCGTTCTCCAGGTCGTCACAAAGGATAAGGTCGGGCCTCCATTGCTTATGACGCCGTCCACGGATTTTCTTTCCTGCGCCCAGGGCTTCGATCTTGGTGCCATTGGACAAAAGAATGACCATGGCCTTCCAGACCTTTCCCTGTAAATCGCCGAAGTCTTCCCGGAGAGCGGCATTTTCTTCAAACTCGGTTTTGATATCGGTCAGAAAACCCTCGGCCTGTTCCGAGCTGTCCGAAAGGATAATTTCATAATGCTTGTAGGCGTATACCGCCGCATGAATGGAGTCCTTGAATGTGAAGGTCGTGGATTTTGCATGACCACGGGGAGCCTCGATTGCTCTGCGGCACCCGTCCGCCCGGCTGATTTCCTTTGCGTCCGTGTATGGGTTTTTCCCTTTTAAGACGCCGTTCCTCCATATCCTGTCAAGCTCGGCATGAAACTCCGGACTTTCCCGGATAAAATAATGCGGCAGGTACGCCCGTCCGAAGTATTCAATATCAATCGCCCCAAGCTTCCGGCGCAAACCCTTCGGCCCGGTCAGCTCCTTTCCGGCCTGAAAGTCCCGGAGGAGTTCCGCCCGGAACTCGGGGAAGTTGCCGCTCCCTGTGACATACTGTGCAAAGAGCTGCCTCTGGTACTCCTGGTTTGCAAGGGCCTCTCGGTCTTCCGGCTCGTCCAGCCTTTCGATATATTCGTCAAGGTCAATTTTCGCCATCAGTGACCACCTTCTCCCTTGCACGGGCCAGAACGGAACGGAGCTCCCCGGTAAGCTCCGGGTGCTGCTTGATTGCTGCCATGAGTTCGGCTTCCATCTGGTCAAACGCAACCTCGGCCTTTCGCTTCATTTCCTGCCGGACACGTTTTTCATACGTTGCATTGCGGGACAGGGAAGCAATGAGCCGCCCGGCCTTATCAAGCGGCATTTCCTGAAAGTCGTCTTCCGCCGTGGACACCCTTTGCATGAGGCCGTCCATGAGAACCATACTCGCAGCCTTGGTATAATCAAGGTCAGGGTGTTCCTCCACCGCCTGGGCAATCGCCTGGGTGCGCTGCAGCGTCTCAGCGACACGTTGTGCCGCCTGGTTTGACCGGATCGCATACCGTCCGATCGCTGACTTACTGATATCATGTCCCTGCACCTTTAACCAGAGGGAGAGCTCTTCGTAGGTATTTGCCGTATCCGCAAGCTTTCGGTCGAGCTGCCCCTTTACATCATCCGGGAGCCTGTCGATGGTGGAGCTCACCCGGGTCCGGCGGCGTTCCTTAGACATCGACGCCAGGATCGTCGATGGTGCTCTCCACCAGGTCGACACCCTTTCTTGTAAGTTTAATAACGGCGTCCCGTCGGTAGGCGTTGTAGGCGTTCGCCGTGCGGCCCGTAAAAGAGATATAGCCAGCTTCTTCCAGGTACTCTAAGTGCTTGGAAATATCCGGCGAGAAAATCAGCCCGTCACCGACCAGGGCATTTGTGATCTGTCTTACAAGAAGGGCATTCTGATTTCCTTTTGCCAGGGCCCGGATGATGTAGCCCCGGATTGCTTTGTTCTTACCGACTTCCTGTTCCTGCATATCGTCCATATATGCCATCTTTTCCTATTCCTCCTTTCCTTTGGATACCCCCGCACCATAGAGCAGCTTATCAAGCTTATCCTCCACGCGGTTCATGATACGAATATAATCCTCTCTGGTAACGTAGATAAGAGGAAGGTCTGATTTCAGGTCGTTTAGCTCCTTACTGACTTCCCGAATATCAACGGCATTTTTTTTATCCGCATCCTCAAGGGTCGTAAGGGTTTTTTTAATAAAAAACGTCAGGGATCCGACCGTAAGCGTACAGAGCAGGGACGCCGCTGCTCCAATGATTGCAGTGATCTGTACTACGTCCATAAACGGCCCCCCTTACGGGCTTCCTGAAGAGAGCAGTTCCCCCTCCAGGGTGAAATAGGGATCTTCCAGTTTTACCCGGCGGACCGCATCTTCAATGCACTTGGTTAAGTAATCATCAAAACTACCCAGGTTTTCTGTGATAATAACCTGGGCATCCGGAGTGATCGCCGCCTTCACCTCTAAAAATGTCTGCCTTCCCAGAGCAAGCAGCTTCTCCCGGTCGCTGTTTCCAAGCCTTACCGCTTCCCGCAGTGTCTTCGCCATGGTCTGCTCCGTAGCACTCACCGATTTAAAGGCCAGGTTCTCCACATCCGTAAGGGCATCATTTAAGAGCTTACGGGCTGAGTCACCTTCGATCTGGGAAGTCTTTGCTTTGGCCATGTTGATTCCCACGCGAATGTAGTACGCTGCATAAGCACCGACCAGGGTAATGACCCCGAGAGCCACATTGACCAGCATTTCATTTGCCATTGTCTGAATTGCCTGCATTTGTTAATCCTCCTTCTTGAGAAAAAATAAGAGTATGAGCTAAGCTCATACTCTTAGGGTAATGCATATGTACGGAACACTCCATAGGAAGCGCTTCTAAGAATTATTTCTAAGATGCTGCATTAACTTCAGGCTGTTTCATAAAGACAAATGTCGTCTCCGCTAGTAGTTCGCTCTTGGTTTGTAAACTCTGTTACCATTAAGAAACTCCTCTTCCTTTCGTTGCCTTCCCAAAAGCTGCCGCATCTTGTTAAGGGTTGCTTTATTATTTGGTTCTTCAAAGAAATTTACAATTAGTTGGTTCCGCTTTACAGTGTCTTTGTTCTCCCTGCGCAGCTTCCGGCTCTTAAGAAGCTTTGTAGTTATTTTATCCGCCTCTGGTCTTGATTCTGAAAACTCCAGTCCGTGGAGCAGATCCTGAAGCCTTTTATCCTCCTCGCTAATGATATCGCAGGCAATCCGGTATTCACTTGTGCACTGATCCACAAAATTCAGAAATTCCGACATCTGTTTTGCCGGACTGTTTGTATCCTTGGCCATCCGGTTCCTCCTTTCTGTTCAAGCCTGGTTTGTCAGTCATTTTCATGCTCTGTCTGCGGACAGGTTTCTACATCAAACATACAAATCTGTCCTTCCGGATACCCTTCCCCGCAAAGCTCTTTTACCCACCGTACGGAAAAGCCGTAACGCCTGGCAAGTTCCGTATGGTTATATCCGTTAAATTCGGCTTTGAGGCGAGCTTCCCTTATGGGGCGGACGAGGCTTTCCGGCTTCGGAATATAGACCGTTGTACCGCCGATCACTTCGGTAAGCTTATAGAAGCTTTCTATCCCGATTGCCTCCGCAATCTGCGTGTACAGTTCGCTCGAAAGCATCTCAAGCGTCAAATCCTTCGATAGTTCCTTCATTGTCCCGCCTCCATTTCCTGCTTTTACAGTTTTGTCAGGTTGCTTATATGCACGGCTGCGGTGATGTCCTTCCCGATGCCGATGACGATACGGTTTCCCTTCACCTCAATCACATCATAAACCTCATGGTATAGCTGAAAGGCTTTGCTGGTTCCGTACTGGACGGCCTTTAAGACTTTGACCTTATCCCCTTTTTTGATTGTTGCCGGAACTGCCTGGGGAGTTTCCTTCTTAGAATTTTCTAAGTTTGCCGCATGAACGGCAGCGGTTACGTTCTTTCCAATGCCGATGACGACACGGTCACCCGCAACACTGATGACATCATATTCATTGTAATAGAGACGGAAAGGAGCACCAGAGCCATATTGTACCGCATTTTTTACCACTACTTT